GTATTATGATTTGACCGATGTTGAAAACGCTTACACAATTGTTGGTGATGTTCGTTCACGAGCCACATATAGCGATGGTTTCATTTATGGAACCACAGAGGACATAGTTCCAATCCCAGAAAGTTCAGTGGACTTTAAAGTGTTCCGTACAAAGAATACTGACGCAGGTTTTGCGCAGTACCCTAGTTCTGTTGCTGTCCATGCACCTATGGAAGATTCCATGATTGACTTGCGTAACCCTGAACAGTTTGCAGCATTGTTTAATGATGCTCCTAATGGTATGGCTGACAACATTGCTACTGCTTTGGAAGAAACAGGTATGCCTGAGTTGGCTTTGATTATGCGAGAAGAAATCACTACCAAGGCAAGAACTGGTGCTTTCAGTCCTGAGTTTGAACAGGCTTATCCTGAGTTCGCTATGTTGATTGACACAATCAACTTTCATGGTCGTGTTCCAGCAGGGACAGCCGTGGGTGATGATGTTGTGCATGATGCGTTGACAGATATTCAAAATCAGTTGCATGCGGTGTTTCCTGCTGTTGACCCCGAAGATGTGGATGTTTTGGCTAGGGAAATTGTTGAATCCGCATTAGGTAAACATTTGGCTTTTGTTAATGAAGGTCAGATGAACGGCATAATTGTTCCGCAGTCATGGTTTGATGATGCGATTGAAGACCCGAACATTGCTGGTGAATATGCTGTTTTGATGCGCCCAGAATGGTCTGCACCAAAACCAAATCTTCAAAGCACCTCCTCCAGTCAGTATGTTAAAGACAACGAATTTATTCAAGATGTTCTTAACGGAAGTTATGAAGAACAAGCATTAAATTCCACTTTGGCTAGAGCAGCAAAAGAAGATGAAATCAATCAGTTTATAACACAGGTTGATATGTCATCTGCCGCTAAGGAAGAACTGAAGAAGTTGTCTGGACGCAAGGGTGGCATCACTAAGGCTCAGAACGCAAGAATCATAAAGACACAAAAAGCGAAAGAAGTTCTTGCAGCCACGGATGCTACCGAAATCACACTGGGTGGAACCAAAAAAGTTGTTAGTCGTGACCAAGCACAAAACATGATTGTTGCTAGGGAAACTGCCGTTCAGCGTGGTTACGCAAAAACCACCAAGGATATTGATGATGCTTACAAGCGTTTGGGTATTAAAACAACGCAGATTACTGAACATGCTGACACTTTACAAAATCAACTTGGCATTATGTTTAACCAAGCAAAGGTTCTTAAAACTTGGAACAACACCACGGGTAATGTCCTCGCTAAAGATATTCAAGACATTAGAGTTCTGTTGCGTGCCACACCTCCAAAGGGTGCGGCTGCTGGAGAAGCGCAAGCATGGGTGCGCAAAGTTGATAGGACTTTGGCTTCTATGGATGTGTTTGTTGACCCGAAGGTTAAAGCCGCTTATGAGCGTGTAACAACTTTGTTACACGCCAATGAAGCGAAGTTGGCACGGTTGGAAAATGCTGCTTTGCCACAACTTGAAGCAGCAATCAATATGGCTAGTTCAGGTTGGTTGGGTCGTGTTATTGACACAACCGAAGAAGGTTGGTCAGAGATTTATGGTTTGGGTGTTCAGATGCCTGATGAACTTCTTAAAACTTGGAAACCAAACTTGGAGAAATTGCGCAATCAAACAAACCGAAATGCGTTTATGAAGGTATTGGGCGAATCAATGAACTTCTTTAAAATTTACGCTACATCCAGTGTTGGTTTCTTTGTGCGTAACGGTTTCTCTGCGACCTTTATGAATCATGTTGCTGGTGTGGACGCAGAACACATGCTTATGGGTGTGCGTGCAGCACGGGCTATTGGCAAGGGTCCTGAAGAATGGAAAACTTTCTTGTCTAAATTGCCGCCAGAGAAATCGGCTATTTATGAAACAGCATGGCGTGCAACCGAGGCTACTGGTCGTGGAATGTCCGATGAACTTGCTGGTTTAAGTATCCGTGGTTCGTTTGGTGAAAAGGCTATCAACAATTCTTACACAAGGTTGTTTCAAAATAAGAATAACTTTGTTGAGCGTGCAGTGCGTATGCCAATGGCAATTGACTCCCTTACTAGAGGTCAAACATTTGACCAAGCAGTAGCCCGCATCAGTCGTTACCATTTTGATTATAGCGATATGAGCAATGTGGACGAAGCAATGCGCAAGGTTGTTCCGTTTTGGACTTGGACTAGCAGAAATGTTCCGTTGCAAGTTGTTGAACAATGGGCAAACCCAAGCGCATATATTACTTACGACAAGATTGCAGCATCGTCACCAGTTGGTGACGATATTATGATGCCTAAATGGATTTCTGACTGGAACCCAAGTGCTATTGGTGGGATTAACTCTGAGGGCGGTCAATGGGTTGTCACCCCTGACCTACCGAATGTTCGGCTTGGACAGCAGTTGGAATCATTAACTAACCCTGCAAAATTGATTGGTCAGTTAACACCGCTGTTGAAAGTTCCTATTGAAATGGCGGCTGGAAAACAACTTGGAATTGATGTTGGACCGTTCAAGAAAAAGAAAGTTCCTGCTCGTGGTATAGATGCAGCAATTTTAAGAAGTGTCGCTAATTTGGTTGGTGGAGATGCACTTGTTGGTACCGACCCAAAAACTGGTGAACCAACGATTGATGAGCGTGTACCATATATTGTTCAAAACATTCTTCCAACTCTTGCACAGTTGAACCGTGTTACTGGTGGTGCTACAGGTGGAAAAGATTCTTACAGCGAACGACAGTTGGCTAACATTATGAACTGGTTTGGTATCCCTGTTCGCTATGTCGGACCGAAGCAACAGTCAAGCGAACGCCGTGGGCGTGAAATCAAACTGAAAGATTACCTTGACAGTTTAGTTGAACAAGGAAAATTAACTAAACCTAAGTGATTAGTTGTCTTCGTCTAAGGCGTAACGGATTTCGTTCATAATTTTATCGTATTCATTTAAACACAAATATAGGGCGTGAACATTCCCGTCTTGAGCGTTTGTCCATGCCTCATCTAGTTCTTTGGCGGCTAGGCGACTTATAATAAATTCCATAACGAAACCTGTTTCGTTATCCTCAATCATCTGAGCAAAGATACCTTCTAGTTCGGTCATGTCTTCGGGGTTCAGGTCATCGTCTCGCATGTTTTTCCAGCCAGTTGATTGACACTTCCAAATCTTGACAACGGCGTATAGCCGTTTTTGGTGCGCCTTGTTCAGTCAGTTCCTTCTCCAGCATCTTTAATTGTTCCAAAAGGGTCGGCAAGTTTAAGTTCTTCATAAATGTTTCCTGCTAGTTGTTCAATGGCACCGTCAAGGTTTGGCATGTCTTTTTCGTGGATTTCTCGTAAGGCGAATACTATCGCCATTAATGTTGAAACAATAAATTTTTCATTAACAAATAAATCGTTTCCATCAATTTCGTAATGTGTTCCCATTTTTCCGTAATCTGACATCAGATGTCCTTTTCTAGTTTGTATTGGAATGTTCCCTCATGGTACATGACAGCAATTGTAGCATAACCCACAATGTCACGGTATGAGTCCTCCAGTGGTTCGTTGACTCCATGGGAGCCACGACTTACCAGATTTTTGATGCGAGCAATTTTGTCGCACATACGCACAGCCAACCCTAGGATGCCAAAGTTGTTTATGTTTTGATGACCATAATCGTGTTGTTTGCGGCACAACAGTTCAACCATGTCGTCATGGTTGTATGGGATACCCACTGATGTCATCTGTTGCAACGATTGCACACCAGCGGACCTGAGGACATCTACGACCAGTTCAATGTCATCTTTGTCGTATTCACCTTCTTGGAGTTTAAGAACCCACCTGCTTAGAAAGGTTTCGTGTGACGAAAAGTCTTTCGGGTCGGGCATCTGATTTTTTGCGTCTTCTTCCATGCTGCTGACAACATATTCTGCTGCCGAGTCCCATATTTTATAATTCATATTTTTCTCCCATCATTTCAATAAATCTTTCGTTTTTTAGTAACGCTTTTTTGAGGTTGTTTAAAGCGGAATCCACTTTTCTCCATGCGTGCGACTTTGCCTTGATGCCCAAGTCGCTCGCTAACTCTTGGTATGTGTTTCGGTTATAAAATATTCCATGTAAAGCCTGCTGGTCTAGTTCGCTTAGCGTGGACAGCGTATCACCTACCAGTTCAACAAGTTCCCAATCTGTTTCTGTTTGTTCATCAGAGAAAGGCATCATTAACAATGCGATTTCTGTGTGTTCTAGTTTACTTGTCGGTTCGTATTTCATCGTATTCCGTGTTAATCATCATGTCCATCACATCTTCGGGTTGCAACAAATATCCTTTTGAAGGGTTACTGGATGCCATAGCGAATCCGTGATATTTCTTTGGATTAAATCTCTCCTTGTTGGCTTTTAGGTATCGTTTCATTCTGTCCGTGCTGACGATTACAAAGGAGCCATCCAAGGTATAAACATATACCCACCATTTTGCTTTCGTTATGGCAAGCCCAGAGGGCTTCCATAATGCTTTACCTTCCTCATCTACTTTCTTCCTAGGGTTGTGTGTCATTTCTAGAACCATGCGACCATTCCTGTAGCGGTCTGTTTTGACCTCAAAGGAACCGTCCGACATTGCATCTAAGAAATCTTCTACAAGTTTCTCACCTTTCTTACCAAACCTCAGGTCGGTGTGAAAGTCAAATTTGCGGGCTGGAATATCATAATCAGATTGGTTTTTGCTCATCGCTTTTCCGCCCTGACTACGATTACTTGTTTATCATCTAGCCATGCAACACCGTTTAATCCGTCCATTAACAGTTTCACATAGTTGTCTAGGTCGCCACGCAACTTTGATTGTGTGCCGTCAACTGGTGTGACTGTCACGGTTGTGCCTTCGGGTGTGAACACGCAGTCAAGTTCAACTAAGCCTTCATACTTGGGTCCGTCCCATGCTTCGGCGATGATAACTTCTGCTTGCAATGTGGTTGCTGGTGTGAACACACGACCATAACGGGTCATGCGTGGTCTGCCTTTGGGTATGGGTTTAGACGCAACGCTGATGCTGTATGGTTTCTTTTTGTTTTTGCGTTTAGCAGCCATTATGGTTTAGCGGTCTGTATAAAGGTGTGGAATGGTGAGCCGCTACCAGAGTCAAACTTTGCCGCAATAGTCAAAGACTTTAACAAGATTTGTTTAGCGCTGGTTGATGGAACTTTTTTGCTGTTCGTGTATGCTTGGATTGCGCCAAGTCCGTAGTGTGCGCCTGACCCGATTGCATACAGGTTGCATGTGTCGGTTTCGGTCCCATAATCTTCGTCTATTTGAAAGATGATTCCGTTGGCGCAAACGAGAATTTCGTTTGCTGATTTCGCTGGCTGGTCATCATATTGTGGTCTGCCTGCGCCATGGGCTTCTAAACATTCTTTATAGGCGGGGACAAACTGTGAGACAATGAATTTGGTTAGTCGTGCGCCGTTAAGTTTGGGTTGCAGGATTGGTGGGTTGAACGCATGTTGGATTACATTGGCTCCACGGGTGTCTCCTGCGGCACCAATTAGGTATCTGCCTACGCTGACAACTTTGGATTGGTTCATTTTGCCAATGCGGTTGTAGTCGTCTGTCCATTGGGAGTCGGAACCGATTGCGCAGTAGTCGTCACCTTGGATTGCGATAATTGTTGTCATTGTTCTATAATTTCTATGTTGGAACCTGACAGTTTGATAAGCCGTTTATCTTTTCCTATGGCAATCCATGATGTTGCATCGGGGTCGCAGTGGCATGACACCATTTGTGTTGGGTCGTGTTCAATTGTGACTGCACATTGTTTACATTTTATTTTCATGCTGTGTATTCCTTTAGGTGTTCTTGACCGATTAAGCGTGTATTGTTTGGGTCATAATCTGATGGTGTTCCAAGTTCCCACGCTTGGTCATATGGAATATATCCATACACTTCTACTTCTTTTAATTCGGGCATGACTGGTTTTGCTACAAAAAGAATTAATCCCATTCCCAATTGATGTCTGCGCACGGGAGCGTTAGTTCGTGTCCGCAATCTTTTTACTTCAATATTTTTACCCACATCAGCAATATGTTTATATTTGTTATGGTCGGTTGCGTGCCAGACATGACCAGACCAGTAAGTGTTGCAGTGCTTCGCTACGGCTAATTCGCATACTGCGGCAGCAACCTGCGCTGTGCGATTATCTTCTTGCATTGCTTTGTTCGCATAATGAGCAGCATCTTGTTTGGTCCAGTTCGCTGTATATCTGCGGATGCCAACATCGCAAGCGTGTTCATATTCCCATGGTTCTAGTGTTATGAGTTTCACGAATGTACCCTGACTACCAGTTTATCTATTTCGTCCTCGCCATTGGTACGCAAATGGTATTTGCCCCAACGGATGTCAGCAGTTTTTATAATCGTTTTAGTTTGGCTGGGGTTCAGTCCGCTACGAACACACTCGTGACCAAGTTTGGTCAGAGTGCGAGAGCGGTCATTGCCTTGTAAAGGTCCGTCACGCCAAATAACTTTGCCAAGCGGGCTGAGGGTCTGCATCGCATCGTTAAGTGTTGCGTCATACAGGTAGTCGGTGTTGATAACTTTGGGTTTATGTTCTTTGTGCATTGCCGCAATGGATTCAATTAGCGATGCTGGGGTGCGTTGCTCTATTGCTTTGCGACAGAAATCTAGGAATAGAACTTTGGATTCACCATGGTTGCCTGCTTCAATGTGCTGTCTATATAGGAACCGTTGCTTGTCTGTATAGACATCGTGAACATTCGGGTATGGTAAGCGAACATAGTTGCCGTACTGACCGACTCCAAGAGTCGGTTGTTTCGGGTTAACTTCTAACGCTGGTACTTCTGCTACGGCGTGTGCAGCAAGAAACATGTTACGCATATCTTTGGCATGGACAGGTGTTTCAGCGAATACCCATACATGGTACCCTTTGGACCGTGAGCGTTCAATCCACGACTTGATGCCCACTACTTCTAGTGTGTCATAAAGTTTGATTGCGTTGTCTAGTGCATCTGCTGTGTCAAAGTCAGAGCATCCCCATACAACATAATGTTGACCGTCTTTTGGCACCATAGGGTAAACACCCATTGGTGCTGTGCCTTCTAGGTGTGCTTGTAGCACTTCGTCTGTTAGGTGTTCTTTGACGCATCGTCCTTCGTTGTGTCCGTACACATCTGTTCGTCCACGAAACAAAGTTTTATAATCTTTAAATAGATAATCGGGTATCACCAGTCCTCCAGACTGTCGGCTATAACGAGTTGTTCGCCATCTATGATGGGTCGTGACTCACGCCAAGGTAAAACATTGCTGTCTAGTTTATGTAATCTGCCTGTTCCGTATTCAATGGTGAAGTCCATGTCGTCTAGCAGGTTTGATGCTGGACGCTTGCATTTCACAAGGTTCAATGTGAGGGTATCCATGTGGATACGCAAGTCATATTGTAGTTGTTCTATGCGGTCCATAATCTTTTCTGTGTTGGTGGCACGCTCCAACTTGTCTTGCAGGTCACGGATGTGTGATTCTATTTCAAAGCGTTTACGGCGTACACCTATGATGTGTGTGGCTTGTTGCTCTCCACCGTATGCACCTGAACTGATTGTTTGCTTCTTGCCGTCCGCTCCTGATGAGCGTGACGATTGATGCAACACAAGCAACGGTTTATTATGGCGTTTACCGAACGCTTTTATGGCGTTTGCTTTGGACGGGACATCTTCTCCACCGCCTGTAATCAGGTCCAAGTAGTCCACAACGATTAACTGTGGGTCGCCCATAGCATCCGATACTTCGGATAATGCACGCTCCATGTCAAGCAACGAAACTGTTTGGTCAAAGACCGCAAGGTTCGGGAAGTGTTCTGTAGCGGTTTCTTTTAACAGTGTTATAGCGGAACGGTCATTGGATGAGATTTGTTGTTCCAACTGTTTAGAATCCACACCGTGCATAACGCAAGCCAACTTAATCAAAGTTAGTGTTCGGGGTTCATCAGGACAGAAATATACGACACGCTTGTCACGGTTCGCTACAAGAATTTGTAGCAACGCAAGCGTTTTACCGCTGTGTGAGTATCCGTTGATTAAGCATAGTTCTGCTGGTGCAATGCCACGCATTTCTGAGTCAATGTTTTCAAAGCCTAAGTAGATGCGTTCGCTTGGTGATTGCGCCCAATGAACATAATCATCGGCAGCCTTAACCAGTGGTTCGTAGTACGAAAACTTTGGCGTTAAAGACAAATCGGACGGAGCGATATTTTCGCCCCGTCCGAGTTTTGCCCAACGCTCCTCATAATCAGGAGCCATGGCGAGTTATCGCCTTGCTCTTGGTTCCCAAAATGCGCTGTCGCCCTGAACAGCCTTAAACCAAGGACGCTTAGGATTGGCGGCAAGACCGTCACGGTTGTCCCACACTTCTCTCACACCAACTTTGGCGCACTCTGCGTTTAGCCATGCTGGGATTGGTCCGTGTTGCTTGCCTTTGATGCTGACCTGAAAGCCACCTGCTGGAGCGGAAACTGCTTCCTTAGCCCATGTTGGTGCCGATGCTGGTTGTGTTGCACTGGCATACATTTCAGGTGTTGTAGTCACAACGCTTGAACCCTCAAATACTTCTAGGATTCGTTCTGTTGTCACTGCTGGCTCGCCTTTGGTCATGCCATGAACGGTCAGTAGTGCTTCGGTTGTTGCTTCAAACGCAATGTTCCAATTAGCAATGTTTGCCATTAGGTCATCGGTTTTCGGTGTCAGGTCAGCAGCAATTTTTGCTGCCACCTGTGTGATTATGGATTGGTCTTTGCTTACGGTACTCATGTCAAGCCTCCTGCTTGTTTGTTTTGGTATTACATTTGTGAACGACCCGACCTAGGTACTGGAGGTACTTCCTACAGCCGAGTCGTTCGTAAACTGGAATTAATTGTATCATGTTCTAGTCAGTTAAACTTTGGTTTGCGAAAGCAACTTCTCTATCGCCACACCATGCACCTTTACAGATGTCCCAATATGAACACCACGATTGTGAACATAGCGTGGACGAATCGTTCATGAACCAGTTGTCATCGTAACCAGTTTTCAGTGACGAGGTTACTGCTCCACGAACTAAATGTCGTAGCCATAAAGCGTGTTGTTCGGTTCGCTCCACGGTAGCGATTTGGAATTTAGGTGCTTCGCTTCGGACCATAACACCGTACCTGAATTGCACAGGATAGTCGGGGCATAATCCTAGTCGGACTGCCGCTTCAGCATAAACCGTAGGTTGGATTGCAGATTTCTGTTTTTCTTTAATGTTATAGGTACGGCTGGAGGTTTTCCAGTCCCAGATTACACCGCTAGGTGAAATATAATCCATGGTTCCTTCTAACCAGATTTCATAACCGTTGATTTCTATGCCGAGTGGCGCTTTAAAGTAATGCTCCACTCGTCCACCTGTTTCCACATGGGGTAAGATGTCATTATAAAATGACAGGCACATAGATTCCAAATAGGCAGGAATTTTTTCTGCGTCAATGTTGGTTTTCTTGTGTGGACTTGCTTCAAGCAATTCATATTGCATATTGACAACATGTTTCATCTGCTCAAAGGTTTCCCCTTCGGGAAACTGCAAAACATATTCTATACCAGCATGAAGTGATGTACCAATTATGGTTGCATCCGACCCCGTTCTCAGGTCGGGTCGGACATGACCCAACCTTGCTCGTTCAGGGCAGATAGCCATGTCACCTAACCATGACTGTCTAACATATATTCGTTTCTCTGTCTCATTAATTTTCATAAGTACCTCCAATTATTTAGCATGGACAATGAACAAGTGTAACACATTACTGTAAGTCAAGTGCATGAACTTTACGATAATTATTAATTGCACCAAGTGTATAAGTAATATCATATTTGTCTTTTATGGCTTGGATAATCTCTTTAGGATTTTGTCCAGCACGAATCATTGCATGAAATTCTTTTCGCATTTTAGTCATGTCATTACCTTGTCCATGCAAACGAATTACCATGGGTTCATACAGGTCACGGAAAGTAATCACAAGATTACGAATTATGCCATGTTTTATGACTATTTTGCTTAAAATGGCGTTCCTTTTCAGCATGTCGGTTTCAAACTCACGGAATTGTTGCTCCGATATGTAACGATGAAACTTGTTTGTTGTCATAGCGGTCATGAAATCATCCAAAGAAACTTCAATTTTTTCTAAAACATCTAAAACAGATTTGACAGGGAATTGACGCACGGCGTTAATGACCGTTTCACGAATGTTTTTCCAATGAATCAGAATGTTTGGGTCCTCAATCAAAGGTTGCAACGAATCATAATCCAACACATGAGTGCCTGCTGATTCCACAAACTTGTCATGAAAATCTGTTACTGATGCCAGCCAAGACAAAATGTCTTGCGGGTTAGATAAATCATAATCCATAGTTTCTGCTATGCGTTTACCCATCCACATGTTTTGTATTGCTAACGAATCTTGTTTGACACCAATAGGTGTAACATCATCCAACCACTCATGCTCACTCATCTAATGCTCCTAGTTCTTCTTCTTCGTCTATGCCAGCCCACATTATGTTCCAGCAATCAGGATGTGTACCTGTCATCAACACTTCACGCTCCTCCTTGGACATCGCAGGGAACGCATCTTGGACAAGTATTTCTTTGTTGCACCACGCTTTATACATTTCAAAATCCACCATAACATCTGTGGAAATACCACAGATGGGACAGTCGGGTGTTACTGCTTTTATAAACATTATTCCTCCTCAGTAATGGTTGTACGGCGTGCATCAGTGGCAGTTGCAAAACCTTGCACAAAGTCTTGCAACGCTTCAAACACGCCGCACTCTGAACAAATTTCTGTTTCGTTATCAACTCGTGACAACGCACCAGCATACTCACCTTCATGTAAGGAGTTCGGAATCGGACCTGAACATATCGGACACTTCTCGGACTTTTTCATTTCGTTTCTCCTTGTTTGTTGCTTAACCATTCGGACGGATTTTTTCTTTCATCTGCAAACGCACAACATATCACAAACTCACGCTTCGTTGGTGCATCCATGTTTTCCCACACAACCATATCTTCTTCCGACCAAGTCGGGAATGTTTTCTCAATCATTATTTTCTAACCTCCATCGTAGTTGGACCGCCAGCATGATTCAAACATGCAGGTGGAATTGACATCCGCACAAACACTTCTATCTCGTTGTCACACTTCGGACATTTATAAACACCCTTGGGGGACAACGGGGGGAGAGTTCTCCCCCCGTTCTTGTTCATGGGTACTTGCATTTATTTACCTCCGTTTTCGGCTTCGTTCTGCAACATACATTCCAATTCGGAAATCATCGCTTCCATAGTGTCATTTTCTTTGACAGTACCAAACGCATTGCAACGCTCCGCAATTTCTTGCATGTGCTTTATGAAGTCTGCATCATCACCTTCAGATGCTCGCTCCAACTGCTCATCCAACAATAGCATCTCTGCATCATCCAACAAACCAACACGCCTTGCAAGTGCCAAACCTGCGGTCATAATCATAGTTTCGTTGTATGTTTCCGCAACACGCTTAGTGAAATTCGTTGTCAAATACTCGTAATAGTTTTCAGGCAAATCATAATTCTCGCCGTCATACTCACCGCTAGGACTGGTGCCTGACACCAACACAACAGGACCTGCAAGTTGCCGATTAAACAACGCACTAGCAAACCAATTCGTTTCCATACCGAGCAACAAACCTTCATCATGGCAATAGCCCACGATAACTGTTCCGTCCTCCAGTTCAGTACGAACCGCATCAATACATCCACCAACATAATGTTGAATGGATTCTAGGTCACCAACAATTGCTGGCTCAATTTCGTTTCCAACTCCACATGGGAGCAACGCACCGCTCGTTAATGTTTTGATAACACACCTCCAAGGTGTAGGTCATACTGGACTCGTCAGCACAAGCATTTACTTGTGGACACCATAATGAGGTAACATTATGGTGTTTCGTCCTAGTGGGTACAACTAACTTATTGGGTTAGTTGAGTAATACGATTCTAATTCGGATGCTTTCTTTGTGAACCAATCAACACACGACTTTTGTGTGCTGAAGTGTTCCCTGTCCAAGATGTGGATTATGTTTCCGTCCCGTTCACGCAACTCACCAACAAACAGGTTATCAAACGCAGGGTCCCTATCTTGGTACAGGTGAAAAAACAAACCGTTCGGCGCACCAATCGTAACAGCCCACATGTCATCCGACAATGGTGCATCGTCCCATTCAAGGTACTCATCCTCTACAGGAATGTTTTGCAACATCATAAACCCGACAAACAGAATCGTTTCATACATGGCGGGGACAAAAGCAGCCACCGACAATGCAGAGCAAAACATGTATGCCATGAAATGGGTTGGTTTACCAACCATACCATAACATAACCACAAAACAGCGAAAAACGCTGTCCATAACAGTATAACTTTCGCACATTTACCTAACATGTCAACCTCCTAAGGTTGCTTGTATTGTTTATATTACATCAACGGTGTAACAAGGTAGCCGAGGGGAATCACTACCTTGTCACACCACATTACATCACTTAAGCGACTAAGTCAAGTCCCTTGACCGTACTAAGAACCCAAGCGACAGGATTCTTAACCAAGTCACCATGACCGTCTTGCAATTTCTCAACCGCCACATCGTAGCCAGCCTTACGAATCATCTCGCTAGGTGTACCATAACCGTGACGATACGAAGAGAACATCTCTGTAGGCATCTGCTCAATTGCACCGAACGCTAGACGGCGCAACATTGACGGATGACAAACCGCATACATCATGTTGTTTATGTCCAACATCTCCGATGAATCATGCAATTTCACAACCGTAGAATACTTGGTGTTGTCACTAGAGACAGGCATCTCTACCGCCAACTCTACGCCGACACCCAACTTGTGGATTACATCCAACAGAGCGACTACCGCAACACCTCGGCGAACGATATCGTCTGCCGAAATGCTACAGGACATTGCACCGTTGATTATGACTCGGACAACCCGACCCATACGGGCTTGTGGTTCTGTCACATAATCCACCATGCACTCAGGGTCACCACTCATGTAGCGTCCCATGTCCACGCTATCCCCACTGTGAGAATAGTAGGTGGTGAACGGTTCATCCATTGCACTAGCAATATCAGTTTCAAGTTGTGCAAACAACTTGTCAACATCAGGACGCTTTTCATCCCAACCATGTATCGCTAGTTCACATGCTTCCGCTAACGATGCGGTACCTGCCCAAGCACCGTCACGCCTTGCATCCGATGAACCCTTTGTGGGATTGGATTCCGCATGGCGAACATAATCGCCAAGTGAATCAAAATGGTCTACGACCACTCGCATTGAGCCTTGCTTTGCATCTTCACGCTTGCTATACATAATCAACCTCCAGTTGATGTTCGTTTATGAAATGGACCGTACAAGTGTGGCTCAAAGAGCCACACCTGTAAGAATCTTGTCGGCTTGCTCAGGCTTAGCACCCTTGAGTACGGTCATGTCAATTGCCTCACGGAAAGTAAAGCCAGCATCTAAAAGATGCGCACCGTTTTCCGATGCTCTCGGTGACACAATCACTTGCAGACCAAAGTCTGCAACATTTTTGCGACACTGACGAACAACCATAGTCCACTTCGTGGCTTTACGAACATCCAAGCCTGTTGAAGCAACCATGGCATCCTCAATATTCTCATCAATGAGAATATCCATAAACACGAAACGGTCTTTCGTAGCACCGTCAATCGGATTCCGTCCAACATACTGTGCCGTAGCACCGTTGCCGTAAGTATTGCCTGCCGCAATCGCAATGAATCCCTCGTGACGCTTCACCATACCGTCAGGGAACGCCATGAATCCGTTGGCAAGTGCCGCATTTAGCGTACCCAAGATGTTCGGATTAGCGTTGTCAATCTCGTCCATGAGGAAGATACCGCCATTTTGGAAACGCTCACGGAACTCCGTTCCGACATAAACGCCATTCGCTGTCTTAAAGCCGACAAGGTCGGATTTAGATGACTGCGAATTGAACGACTGTGCCGAAAACTCAAGCCCTAAGGCTTGTGATGCTTTCTCGGCAATCGTTGTCTTGCCAGTGCCAGCACTGCCCACCATGAAGATGTTCCGCTTTTTCTGAAGAATCTTCAGAACACTGGGGAATTGTGCATGTTGAATCCCCTCCAATTTGCGAACCTCGCCACTTGGTAGGTGAATTTCATTCACCACAGGACGAACCAACCGAACCGCTTCGGACAGATTCACTAGGTCGGCTTTCACAGAATCAAGATTCTGTGTCATAACCGATTCCGCAATCTCGGTGACAGCATCCTTGTCAATGCCTAAAGGCATTGTGGCAAGCAAATTCTGCACCATTGTGGCGATGACAGCATCCAATGACGAACCGCTAGGTGCAGTAGCCTTAATAGATGTGGCTACCGTAGGTGTAGTCGGGATTGGTGCTGGTGTCGGTGGCACCTCACGCTTCGGCTGTGGTGTCGGAATCGGTGAACCGTCCAAAGCACTATTCACAACAGCCTTGATTTCATCAAGGGACTTGTGCATCGGTGTACCATTCCAAGTCACTTTCATAAAGGTCCCAACCTTTATGAGTTGATTCTTGTCCATATTTCGTACCGAAATCGTAATCTCGGCACCGCTAGGATATTTCACCGTAGCGGTCTTATTCGTCCTATCAACAGATAGGACAGTCGGGGCTGGTCTTGCTGGCATGTTTACCTCCATGCTTATATGAATGGCTGTCCGTTCACGGACATCTAATGTCACAATCGGGATTGATTATGACCACCATAGCGGAAAGGCAAGGAATTGAACCTCGCTACAACCACAAGCACTCTAGAGCATAATGCTCGTCCATACTTGCGGTTGGCACACTGCCTGTGTGCTTACCGTGACCTCGTGAACATGAACATTCAATCACAAGGACATTGCATGACAATTAGGCGTAATTCCGATTATGCCCACTTTCGTACTCTACACAGCATCCTCGTGGATTGCCAATCCAACGCTTACTAGCAACGCTACCTCAAATACGACTAGGCAAACATAACCTACAGATTATCCGCTAATCATCCAAGTCGGACAATGCAAACATACCGCATTGTCCATGCCATTTTACGCCGATATCCGATTATCACTCGGACTCACTAGGCTACCCTATGGCTCCAACCGCATCCCGTTCCGAATGACGAACGCCATTCGGTGACTGCAAGTGTGGCGGATTGATTCGTGTTGCTCAATCCTGTCGTACCGCTTACCGCCAATTGCCCTAAGCATCTAGGGGACGATATGCCGTTGCCGACCCCAACATAATGACAGCACCGAAAACAAATTGCAAGCACCAATTGACACGCCGAATTTTCACGGGTGTTCCATGTGCATAATGCCTACGCAAGAATCACACGCCAATTCCGCATGTTGGCAAACCGTCATATACCCAACGGTAACTTACCCTCGGTTCTCACCTTGCGTCATGCACGGGTCATAACGGGTCATTATGCGTGCGTGAAGCGGATACCCGACATAATCGTGGTCATAATCCCATAATAATAGGCACTATATTGAACCATATATGCCCCTACAGTTTCCTAGCCACGAATGCACACATGGGGGGCGCATGGGGGGGTACGCACCCGTCTACATTTAATATTAAAAGGGGGCATGTCCGATGCGTTATGGATATAAACGGGGGGACTGTCCACGCCATAATGGGGGTGGGGGTGTTTTTTAAAGGAGTCCCTTATTGTATATGGTGTGTTATATGATTTGGCTGGTTCCCTTGGGTTTGAACCAAGACTTTACGGATTAACAGTCCGTTGCACTGCCAGTTATGCTAGGAACCAATAGTTATATATCTAGCAGTCCCATGCTCGTCTTGCTTTGTTTAGACGGCTGTTGGGGTTTTTGGCTGCTTTCGGAAACATTTTTGCTTGACCAGCCGACCTAGCACAGTACGATTTGCGTCTCGCTGCGGCTTTGGGTGATTTTGCTGCCTGAGATTTTTTGACGGGTGGTTTAAGAGTACCTTTTGTGTATGAAGCACGACCTCGTGCATTAAGCCCTCCATTGGGATTTTTGCCTTCTTTCCTTGTCCATGCTGGTGTTTTATTTGCCATAATATAATGCCTGATGATTATGAATTATTTCAGCCATTTTTGTGGCTTCTTCTGGGGTCATAAACTTTCCTAAATGTTTTCCTGTAGCATTATATTGTTGGATTGCTTCTTGGTCGCTCAGTTGTGCTGGGCGACCATTCTTTACACCTATTGTTGGTAATAGAATTTCTTTGCCGTTTATGTTTACTGACATTGAACGAACTGTTGATATGCTACCATCTGGTTGACGGAACCGAGGACGATTGAAAAGGTCTATGTTGCCACTGTAACCTTTTGGTTTTTGCGTAGGTTTTGGGGGTTTAGGTATTTTCATTATCTTTCCTTTATGTCCACGCTAAACTAGAGGGAAACTTTCTGTAAGAAAGTTTTATCCTTTGTTCTGTTATCCAGTATAGCACCTACGCTCACGCTCGGTGCAACCTAGTTATCCTTCCCCCCTCCGTAGGTTCCCCCCATCAATGTTCCCTCCGTTCCCTAGATAGAACAATCCACCCATTAGCATGGACAGCAATCCAATGCTAGATGACCGTCAACAAAAATTCTTGGAATGGCTATGCACCCCACCAAACGGTAGAGTACCATCATCCGAAAAAAACTATGCGCTACAAGAATCCATGGACGACTCCACCCTAAGACGATGGAAGAAAAAACCGTCATTCAAGGCTGCGTGGGAAAAGAAAGTGTCAGAACTTCAACAGTCCCCTGAACGAACCCAAAAACTATTAGACAACCTGTATGAGCGTGCCCTCAGTGGGGACAACAACTCCGCCAAACTATACCTTCAGGCAACAAACCGTTTAGCACCAATGCAAGTGAATGTTGAACACAGCCAAAAAACCTCGGAAATCACTGACGCAGAACTGGATGCTCTTATAGCGTCAGTCGCTCATTCTGAAATTGAGTCCCGTAAGGAACAGAAACAGTTATAAATGAGTAGGTTGATTGAATGTCCAACTTGTGGTTGTGAGTATCCTCCTGAGGCTACTCGTTGGCTTTGCCCACAATGCGGATATAAAGATTCCTGTTGCGAGGGTGAACCTAGAAAAATGAAGGATTTATATTAATGGCTGTACCTAGCACACAAAATTTAACTATCACCAGAGGCGATACCGAAGTCGTTGTTATCACTATGAAAAATTCGGCTGGTGTTGCCATCAACATTACTGGTCGCACCTACTTGGCGCAAGTTCGCCTGACCAAGGATTCTGGGTCTATCGCTGCTGCGTTCACTTGCGCAATCACTAACGCTGTTGGCGGTGAGGTTACTTGTACGATGTCGGCTGTCTCTAGTGCTGCTTTGGCTGCTGGCAAATATTATTGGGATTTTCAAGAAACCAATGCTGGTGTTGTTTCCACTATTCTCGCTGGAAGTGTTACTGTCCTCGCAGATGTAACAAGGTAATTATGGCTGTAACCAATGTTGTTGTTACTATCACTGAGTCAACAAGCAATTTTTTAAACACCCCTACGGTGGGTAACCAGAACATTACTGTTAGTCGTGGCGATATTATTAGTGGTACTGTCCGTACAGCGGACATTACACTTATTTCTTCAGCGGCTTTCGGTCCCAAGGGCGAAACTGGTGCAACTGGTGCAACAGGCGCTACGGGTCCTATTGGTTTAACTGGTCTTACGGGTGCTACAGGTGCGGCAGCAACAATTGCTGTTGGTACTGTTTCTGCTGGAACAGCAGCAGTTGTCAACTCTGGTACTAGTGCCGCAGCAGTTTTAGATTTCACTTTGCAAACTGGAGCCACAGGAGCAACTGGTCCTACAGGTCCAACAGGACTTACTGGTCCTACGGGTCCAACGGGTGCTACGGGCGCTACAGGGTCTACAGGAGCAACAGGTCCGACTGGTCCACAAGGACCAATCGGTGTAACAGGTTCTCAAGGCATCCAAGGTGTTCAAGGACCAACAGGGGCTACAGGTCCAACTGGTGCAACAGGTCTTACTGGTAACAGTGGTTTAGACGGGGACCGTTATCACACTACATCTACTACTACTTTGACAATTGCAAGTGCTGGTACCATAACTTTGTATACGGTTGATTTGCACCTAGATTATTCCACGGCTCAGACTCTCATTATTGCTAATAGTTTAAGTAACCATATGCACGGAGAAGTTGTGTCTTATAATCAGACAACTGGTGCTTTGGTTATTGATTTAAATAAGAAAACTGGTTCTGGAACTTTTTCTTCTTGGGAAATAAACCTTGATGGTGCTGTCGGTATCCAAGGTATTCAAGGTGTTACGGGTGCGACAGGTGCTACTGGCGCACAAGGACCTCAAGGTATTCAAGGTATTCAAGGTGATATTGGTGTGACTGGTCCAACGGGACCGACTGGACCTACGGGTGCAACTGGAGCAACAGGTTCCATTGGACCTACTGGTGCCACAGGTGCTACAGGACCTGAAGGTGGCACAACAACACTCACAACAAAAGGTGACATCCTAACTAGGTCTAGTAGTGGGTTGGCACGACAAGGTGTTGGAACTAACGGATATTTTTTGAAGGCTGATTCTGCTGAAACAACTGGTTTGATTTGGGCAACCATCCCCAGCGTATCCATTTTGGATGATGTTGGCGATGTAACAATCACTAGCGCTACTTCGGGTCAGGTTTTACAATGGAATGGTAGCGCATGGATTAACGCTACTGTTAGTTCAGATGTTATGACCGACACTAGGAACGCAGCACTAATATTAATGGACATAGGGGCTTAATATGGCATCAGGAGACAGAATTGAATCTAGGTTGGGTGGACCAACACAGTTGGGTACAACTACAACAACTATTTGTACGGCGGCTGCTGGCATCACTGAGGTTATTAAGCAGATTGTTATTTGTAACACGGATACGGTTGACCGTACTGTTACTTTGGCTATTGGTTCTGCTGCTACGGCAGCGAACCGTTTGATGTCTGGGTTGCCTATTGGTGCGAATGATGTGATGGTTTGGGATACGGCACTGGTGTTGTTGACTGGTGAAACCTTGCAGGGTTTGTCGGATACGGCTTCTAAGGTGACGGTTACGGTTGTCGGTTGGGAAAAGACCAACTAGTTATGGGTTTGTCTGTCGGTTTGGGTAATGTGACTCAGGTGCCTGCTGGCATTGTGTCGGCGTTTGCTGGTGTCACTGCTCCTTCTGGCTGGTTGATGTGTTACGGACAGGCTGTTTCTCGTACAGAGTATTCTGCGTTGTTTACTGCGTTGAATACGACTTATGGTTCGGGTGATGGTTCCACTACTTTTAATATTCCCGATATGCGTGGTCGTGCTATTGCTGGCGTGGACAACATGGGTGGCACTGATGCGGGTCGTTTAAGTATTGCAAATACTTTGGGTACTGCTACTGGTACGGAAACTGTTACTTTAACTTCTGCGGAATCTGGTGTTCCAGCACACGCTCACGCAAACACGGTAACAAATAATGCTGTTACTAGTGGTTCTCATTCTGCGGACCACTCACACACTTTTGGTACTGGTACTGTTTCTGCGGACCATAGTCACCAGTGGGGTTACAGTTTTTTTGGTTATACAGGTGGTGGTTCGTTTGCTGCCGCAGCCAACAGCGGTACTTACAACACTCCAACTAGTGGTATTTCGGCAAACCATACTCACTCTGGAACTACGGCTGGTATGAATGTCGGGCACACTCACTCTGTAACATCCAATGTTTCCATTAGCAATGTTAACAACACTGCTGCTAATGCAGCATCAGCGCATAGTAACATGCAGCCAACAATTGTTCTCAACTACATTATTAAGGCAACTCAATGACTATTTCTGCTACTACACAAGGATTGCGACAGGGCGTTTGCACTTCGTCTAATCGTCCTAGTGTGCCGTTTCAAGGTCAAGTAATTTATGAAACTGACACAACTTTGTCTAAAGTTTGGAATGGTTCTGCGTGGATTGGGTATCCAGTTAATGTTGTACCCCAAACAACTGTTTATGGAAGTGGCAGTGGAACCTATACGGTTCCATCTGGTACAAGATGGTTGTCTGTAAGAATGGTTGGCGGTGGCGGTGGCGGTGCTGCACCATTTAACACTGGTGCCACCAATGGAGTAGGGGGTACGGCTACAACTTTTGGTACAGGTACCGCCAATGGTGGTGCGGCTGGGCAAGTAAATGATGGTGGCGGTTTAGGTGGTACTGCAACAATAGTTACGGGTGCTTCTGGTATTGCAATATCGGGTGGTGACGGCAACCCTGGTGATGCACCGCAAGGCATTGGTAGTTATATGTCTGGTTCGGGTGGTTCTTCTTTTTTTGGTGGTGCTGGCAAAGGTGTAGGTGGTTCCAACTACGCAAGTGGCACAGCAGGAAAAACTAATACAGGTGGCGGTGGAGGTGGCGGCGGCGGTTCCAATGGAGGTCAAGTTTATACTGCTGGCGGTGGTGGTGCAGGTGGATATGTTGAATGTATTATTACATCTCCTGCCGCAACATATGCGTATGCAGTAGGTGCGGGTGGTGCGGGTGGTAACAACGGTACTGTTACTGGTGGTACTGGAGGTTCAGGTGTCATATATGTTGTTGCTTACTTTTAAGGAGTTCTAATGCCTCTTAGTTCTGTTGTTGGTGCGCAATCAATTATTAAATCTGGTGTATGCACCAGTGGTACTCGTCCTGCGTCACCGTTTGAAGGTCAAATGATTTATGAAACCGACACGGACAAGGTGTTGGTTTGGAACGGTTCGGCTTGGTATGCAAACTGGAATCTTCCGTGGGGTGTAGTTGCTTACGCAAAGAAAACAACTAGTACCGCTTTAACAACAACAGATGTTCTAGTTTTGGCGGCACCTGCTTTTACTGCTGTAACAGGAAGAATATATAAAGTAACCGCACAGGGATATTTTTCCGCTGTTTCGTCATCAACTTATTATAACATGTCTATTTTTAATGGTGCTACAAGAATACAGGGAACAGACTGGTCAGCGACTACAGCAGGTCCTTTTATCGGTGCTTCAGTTCATACCTACGCAACAGGTGTAAGTGGAACAACAACATTTTCAATTCACTCTTTGACGGGTTCTGGTACTGGAACTTTTTATGCAGATGCAAGTGGTGCTTATTCTAATGTAATTATTGTTGAAGATATTGGACCCGCATAAATAACACAAGGAGCATAATGCTTTCAGAAGATGAAATATTCCACCAAATAAATGAAATAAATCAAACACAAGACAACCTTGTCCGTGCTTGGTTTAGTTGGCAAAATGACCCAACATCCATTGATGACCAAACCGTTCTTGATGTTATTCGTTGGAGGCGAGTAGGTTTGTTAAACATGTGTGATTGGACACAAATACCAGATTCCACTGCCGATAAAGAAGCATGGGCTACATATCGTCAGCAACTCAGAGATTTGCCATCATCCAATGCTAATCCTAGGTTGATTGTTTTTCCGACCCCACCAACCTTATAAGGAACATTTAGGACATATATATGGCTTTAGTTATCACTCACACATTCACCAATGGCTTTCCAGCCATTGCTTCGGAAGTTAACACCAATTTTGCGGCTGTTAAGGCTTTTGTTGACGGTATTCAAACTGGAACCAATATTGACACTGGTGCCATTGTTGATTCTAAACTTGCAACAATTTCTACTGCTGGGAAAGTGGCTAACAGTGCTACTACTGCCACCAATAACAATGTTATTAATACGATTGTTTCCCGTGACCCTAGTGGCAACTTTTCGGCTGGAACTATCACTGCCACACTTACTGGTACTGCTTCTTATGCAACCAATGCTGGTACTGCTGGTACTGCTAGTAGCGCTAGTTTTGCGAATAGTGCCAATACTGCATCTAGTGCTACTTATGCAACTAGTGCTGGTACTGCCGCTACTGCGGGTACTGCTACTACTGCCAATTATGCAAACTCGGCGGGTAGTATAGCCAACTTTAACAAAGGCAGCAATGTTGTCACCACTAATGGTTCTGGACTTGCTAGTTTTACTCATGGTTTGGGGGCAACACCTGTTGTGGTTTTGGTTCATAACGGGGACCTCGGTGCATACTTTGGACAAATAAATTTTTGGAGTGCAGACGCAGGGAACATTACTATTGCTGCTGGAGCAAGTCTTTCGGTAAGAGTAAACTGGATTGCCTACCTGTAATTTGGTGTGCGCACATCTCGTTGGCTAATATTTGCACCTGTAGCAATTTTGGCGTTGTTTGCCCCTTCTGTCCACGCTGAATCCCAACAAGGATTACAAACACGGTATTTCATTGTAGATGAAATACCGCCTATAAAGTCGGATAACATTTATACCGAGTGCGGTATGGAAGTGGAAAACAACATTAACCGTTCGTATGACGGTGAACCGTATTTGGATTGTACGAACGATTTGTTTATGGTTCATATGGCGGGGACAATCATAATCCCTGAACATAATACTATTGAGTTTTGGTTGGCTACCGATGATGGTGGCACGATTAAGATTGGGACTAATGAGTGGGGTAATTGGGGTGACCAAGGTTGCACTTGGATGGAATCAGGTCCGCTGGAAATTGGTGCAGGGAACCATCTACTTGACTTGTGGATGTACGAAAATGGCGGGTCATCGTGTCTGATGCTTGCTTGGAATATCAACAATCAGGGATGGTCAATAGTTCCTGATGACGCTTTTATAACGGAGACATTATGGGAATCTACAACAACATCCACAACATTGATGACAACCACTTCTACTATTGCACCCTCCACGACTGTGCTTGTGGAGCAAGAACTGACTACTACGATACTTCAAACAACGACCACACTGCCCCCAGACACGACAGTACCAGAACCGACAACAACGGTTCCTGAACCAGAAACAACATTACCAATTGAAACAATTCCACCAGAAACATTAGAAGCCTCTACTACTACGATTGATACGGTACCAAACACTACCATTGGTCCATCTGATACGCTACCGTTTGTTGACACCACGGTACCTGATACCTTGCCTCCAGATACCCTGCCAGACGCACCAGAAACGCCTGAGACGGTTCCAAACGATATTCTTGATGAAATACCCGTTGAACTTGTCCAAGCCTTAGATGAGGCTAGTGGTGGTGACATAACTTTAACTGATGAACAGTTCGCTGATGTTGTTGATATATTACAGAATCTAACGGATTTTGAGGCTGTGGAGTTGATTGACCAAATTCTTGATACAGCAATATCTGAGGAGCAAGCAACAGAACTGGCATCCAACCCTGATGTGTTGGATGTCATAACGGAATCTCAGGCAGAAGAAATCTTTGACGCTATTGACATCGGTGGACTGTTACCTGATGAGATAACAGCATTGGTTGAAGCGGTTCAGGACGCACCAACTCAGGTGCGTAATGCGTTTGAAGGTTCCATAAATGTTTTTGATGATGGATTGGGTGATTATGTTCCTCTTGGGTCCACTATTCCTGTGGATACTCGTAGAACTCTTATTGCGGTGGCTGCTGGGGCTGCCACTGTCGCTGTTGGTTCTAGAAGGAACAAATAGACTACTGTATGAAGAAGATTGTGTCCGAAATCCATGGTTTAACTTGGACATTGGCTGGAACTGGTATGGTTCTAATCACTTTGTCTGGTTCAACTAGGCGTTTCGGTATACAAATAACATTGGTTGCCATCGTAGTTCATATGGTTGGCGCAATTTTGGGAGATAAAAATGAATAACCGCAATCAGTCAGTTGACCAAACCGCCAAAGGTGGCGTTCTCGGTATCATCGTTTACTTGTGTGTAAAATATAATGTTGACCCTGCTTTGACTGCTATGGCTATGCCGTTGGTGGCTGCTGCATTGTCGTGGGCATCAACAAAGATTGGCGACCCAACAGTTGCATCCTTTATCGGCTCCAAGGCTTCACAAGGTAAGCCGCTAACTGTTAAGAAGGCTGCTAAAAAGGCTGTTAAATAGTTGAAACTATTTATAACACCATTCAAACCCTGTAATCATCTCAAGGGTAAAAAGCCCAGTCAGGTAACTCCTGAGATGTTACGCAAAGTTGATGGTGGCGGCTCCCTAGAGTTATGTGCTGCTGATGCTTGGGAAGCATTGGTTGCCGCTGCTAAAGCAGACGGCATACTATTGACCCCCACTAGCAGCGGAGACATGTTCCGCAGTATAAGCCAGCAAAAGGCTGGATTCCTGAAAAGATATCAGGTTAAAGAAGTTGCGGGTGCGTCTACACGCACCTATAATGGTGTTAAGTATTATTTGAAACCAAACAATGCGCCATTGGCTGCACCAAACGATGATGCCAAAACATGTTCCAAACACATGTTAGGTGTTGCGATTGATGTTACAGGTGCCAATGGTAAGCGTTTAGAATGGATGTTTAATAACATAGAAAAGTTTGGTTTTTCTTGGGAAGTTGTTCCAGAAGAACCTTGGCATATTCGTTATGTCGCTGGAGATGCTACTCCGCAAGCCGTACTGGCTTGGAAAGAATCAGTTAAGTAATATTCCCAATCAATGACTACGGTCATGTAGGATGGTTTTATGAAAAGAATAATTGTTCTGGCTATTGCCATAGGTTTGTTTGCTTTGCCAACTTCTGTCCAAGCAAAATTTCATCCGAAACTTAAATGTCAGAACCAATATGACATTATTAAGATGGTTTCCAATAATCAGAAAATGATGTATCAGATTGATTACATCATGTATCGGGAATCACGATGCAACGCATCGGCGATTAATAAAAAGGACCCTAACGGTGGTTCTGTTGGTTTGTTTCAAATAAACAAGTTTTGGTGCAAACCAAACAGATACTCTAAAAAAGGTTTCCTTCAGGATGCTGGTGTTTTAACAAAATGTAAAGACTTGTATGACCCCACTACCAGCGGTAAAGCGTTTATGGCTATTTATGATTATGCTGATGACCGTTATGGTGATGGGTTTGGACCTTGGGGCGGGGAGCCGTGGAATTAGCAGAACTTCTTAATGAAAAAGAGTGGCGTATTTGTCGTGGACAAGAAAACGCCACGATTGCTGAACAGGTTGAAGCGTTCAAATATTTTTGTGAAACTTATTGGTGTATTAAACATCCTGAAAAGGGTCGCATAAAATTTGAGTTGCGTGAAGCCCAATTGGAAACAATTGAGGCTTGGATGACAAACCGTTACAGTATCGTCCTAAAGGCACGACAGATTGGTTTTAGTACGCTCGCTGCTGCGTATGCGTTTTGGTTGGTGTTTTTCCGTCAGGACCGTTTTGTGGTTATGTTGTCACGCACGGAGCGTGAGTCGGTTAAGTTGTTGGCTAAAAGTAAATATGGTTTCAGATTTCTTCCAGTTTGGATGAAAGAGCGTGGACCTAAACAAACAACTGACCATCAACAGAAAATGATGTTTGATAACGAGTCCGCTATTGAATCTTTGCCGTCAGGCAATGACCCTGCTCGTGGTGAGTCTGTATATTTGGTTATTGTGGACGAGTGGGCGTTTTTGCCTAACCCTGAGGAAGCGTGGGCTTCTATTGAACCTATTGCCGATGTCGGTGGTCGTGTTATTGGTTTGTCCACCGCTAATGGTTCAGGAAATTTCTTTCACCAATTGTGGGTTAACTCTCAAACTGGTACCAACCAGTTTCAAGGTATCTTTTTCCCTTGGGATGCTGATGGTGAGCGTGACGAAGATTGGTATACCGCTAAGAGTCGTAATATGCAACCGTGGCAGATGCACCAAGAGTATCCACGCTTCCCTGAGGAAGCGTTTATCAAATCAGGTAATCCTGTTTTTGATATTGATATGTTGGATGAGATGCACCTTATTGACCCCGATAGAGGTTACTATCATTTGTATTCTGATGGTAATGGTGAGTTCCGTCCAACTGCTGAAGGCGAGTTGGCTATATGGCAGTTCCCAGAAATTGATGGCATCTATGTGATTGGGGCGGATGTCGCCGAAGGATTTAGTTATGGTGACTACAGTTCAGCCCACATAATTGATGCCGCTACAGGGATTATGGTTGCACACTGGCATGGACATATTGAGCCAGACTTGTTTGGGGATTTGTTGGCTGAACTTGGTTGGTGGTATAACACGGCTTTGTTGGGTGTAGAAAACAACAACCACGGTTTGACCACTCTGAAGGCTGCTCAGAAACATGGTTATAAAAATCTTTATAAACAACGCCGTATGGGTCATATCCGTCCTGAGGCTACCGAGATTTTGGGTTGGCGTACAACTGTTACTACTAAACCGTTGGCTATTGACGAATTGAATGCAAACTTGCGTGATGGCGCTATTGAAGTTTATTGTGGTAAAACTATTGCCGAATTAAAAACCTTTGTCCGTAAGGAAAACGGTAAAATGGCTGGCAGCCCACACGATGACAGAACTATCAGTTTGGCTATCGCTAATCAGATGTTGAAATATGTTTGGCTTCCAGAATACAGAAATGATGTCAAAATTCCACACAATAGTATGTTGTGGTGGGAACAGCATCTTTTTGACCCGATTGGTGAGAATAAAGTTTATATTGGGTCACATAATGTTAGAAAACGAACTCCTTTTTAACCTTAGGAACGATTCCTGTATTACTATGATGCAATTTATGTGCAAAAACTGCAACAACCTTTTTGAGGCTGATGAAAAGCCGCATCGTGGGGAAGTTTGTTTTAAATGTCATATCAAAACTATCCGATTGGGGTTTACTCATGGTAAAGAAGATTTCCATGGTCCTACTATTCGTGAGCGGCAGCGCCAAATTGTTTCTGATGCTGCGGCGAACGGTATCACGGCTGAGCCTGTTACGAACTGGATGTAATGGGTCATGTCGTCAGTCTGGGTTCCAATCCTTGTCGCCGTTATCACGGGACCAGTCGTTGTTGTATTGCAAAAACTGCGTAAAGAAAACACCCAGCAACACGAAGAAGGCAGAATCCTTCTTCGGGTTATCGGAAATAAGGTTGACAAAATAGGTAGCAAACTTGACCAACATATCGGTTGGCATGACGGCAAAAAGGAATCAAAATAAATGGCTAAGAAATCGGCAGCAGACCAACTCAAATCACAAAAGATGAGGTTGGAAGCATCAAAGCGTTGGCGCAAAGAAGAAGGCTATGACGCTATTTGGCGCAGAATGATTGACATGTATAAAGGCAAACATTATGATGATTATGCCCTAGAAGACAGACTGCTAATAAATATTGCGTTTTCAACTGTAAACATTATTGCCCCAAACATTTCTGTTAACTATCCGAAGATTTCTGTCAACGCTGTAAAACCTGAACATGCTTCTCAGGCTGTTATTGCCGAGGCTGTCGTCAACTATTGGTGGCGACACCGAGACATTCGTGACCAGTTCCGCCGTGCAGTAAAGGACATGTTGACTTGCGGTCATGGTTGGATTAAAGTTGGATACCGTTTCGTTGAAGAAGAAGCAGTTGGCGTAGACGAAGACCCATCAGACCCACAGATGGGTGGAGAAAGCACAACTATCAGCGTAATCCTAGAGGACAGTCCTTTTGCTGAGCGTGTTAGCCCTATGGATGTGTTTGTGGACCCTGATGCAACCAACATGAAAGATATGAAATGGATTGCTCAGCGTATCCGCCGTCCACTTAGCGAAGTAAAAGCAGATAAACGCTACAGCAAGGTTGCCCGTGACGAAGTTCAAGTTATGGCTGTCAGTCGTTATGCGGATGACCCAAGCCGTAAAAAGATTAACGACAAAAACCAAGGTTATGCCGAGGTTTGGGAATTTTATGACATTGTCGGTAAATCATTAAGCGTATTTTGTGAAGGTGCTGAACATTACTTGGTAAAGCCAATGGCTTTACCGTATTCGTTTGGTCAACCTTTTGTGATGTTGCGTGACTACGAAATCCCAGACCATTTCTATCCTATTGGTGAACTTGAAAGCATTGAGCCGTTGCAACGGGAACTTAATGAAACTCGTTCACAAATGATGAACCATCGTAAAAAGTTTGCTCGTAAGTATCTATACAAGGAATCGGCTTTTGACCAGTTGGGTCGCACAGCCTTAGAGTCCGATGAGGACAATGTTATGGTCCCTGTTATAGGTGATGAGGCTCTTGGTGGGACTGTTATGGCTATGCCAGCAATTATTAACCCGCCAGAGTTTTATAATCTTAGCGACACCATTATTGCTGACATTGACCGTGTGAGCGGTGTATCGGAAATTCAGCGTGGCGGTACAACGGAAATACGCCGTACCGCAACCGAAGCCTCATTGGTTCAGGATGCAAGTAACGCTAGAACGGCAGATAAGTTGGCTATTGTTGAACAAGCCATCAGCGAGATTGGTCGCCGTTTGGTTTCTTTGGCATATCAGTTTATGACTGGCGACCATGTTGCCAGAATCATTGGTAAAGATGGTGAACCTATTTGGGTTGAATATGACCGTGAATATTTGGCTGGAGACTTTGACTTTGAAGTTGTGTCTGGTTCCACCCAGCCACACAACGAATCGTTTAAGCGTCAGATGGCTTTGCAAATTGTAGATGCTATGGCACCGTTCGCTGGTTCTGGCATTATAAACATGCCGAAGTTGGCTGCATATGTTCTTCAGAACGGTTTCGGTATTAAGAATCCTGACGAGTTCATTCAGCAAGCACCTCAACCTGAGGGTATGCCTTCTGTCCCCGCCGCACCTCAAATGCCTCAGCAAGGACAGTTGCCACCAGCATAGGGAACGGGTCTTATTATATATAGAGCAACCAACCAAGGACTCTGGGAGATATAAAACATAATGGCTGATGAAGTCACAGAAGTAGTACCGCAATCCGTGGAACCCGAAGGGTCACCCACATCGGAAGGCGTAGAAGTCACAGAAACACCAATTCTAAGCGTAGAGGAATACTCAACTTATAGAGTTCCTGTAAAGTTAGATGGTGAGGAACTGCAAGTTCCGCTTAGTGAGGCTTTGGCTGGTTATCAACGCCAAGCAGATTACACTCGCAAGACGCAAGAGTTAGCACAGCAACGAGAACAATTTGAGTTTGCAAGTGCTATACAAACTGCCCTTGAGCGTGACCCGTCTGCAACGCTTGATATGCTGGCAAATCATTATGGTATCAGCCGTCAGGCTGCTGCCGACATGGTTGCTGAAGATGACTTTGATTCGCTTGACCCAACGGAAAAGCGTTACAGAGAACTTGACCAGCGTTTAGCATCATTTGAGGATTACCAAAGCAAACAACAAGTGGAGGCTGAGGTAAAGAAGTTGCAGTCCCGTTATGAGGACTTTAATATCAATGAGGTTGTGACAGCCGCTTTGCGGACTGGCTCAACGGATTTGGAAGGCACATACAAGCAGATTGCGTTTGATAAATTGATGGCAAAACAAGAGTTAGAACGAGCAGCACTTCAGAAGAAACAGGCATCAGAAAATGCTATTGTTGATTCTAAAAGGGCTGCAAGTGTGGTATCGGGTGGGGCTTCGGCAACATCATCTACTACTAATGATAGTTTTGAACCAATTACTTCAATTGCTGAGGCTTGGGCTGCCGCAAAACGCACACTCAATTCATAATCTTTTAAGGAGATAATAATGTCAAACCCAAACTTTGATGCGCTGTTGTCAACAACGCTCGCAAACTACCGTGACCAACTCACGGACAATGTGTTCAGTGACCGTGTTCTCACTAACCACCTTATGACCAATGGTCGTATTCGTATGGTTAATGGTGGCACAAAAATCGTTGAGCCACTTATCTACGGTCAGAACTCAACTGTTGCTTCGTACTCAGGTTACGACCCAATTTCTTTGACTGCACAAACTGGCATCACGGCTGCTGAGTACGAATGGAAGCAGTATGCTGCATCCATCGCAATCAGCGGTATTGAAGAAGCCAAGAACAATGGTGAAGCAGAAATCATCAACTTGTTGGAAGCAAAAATCATGCAGGCTGAGGAGTCAATGCGTGAAGGTTTCAACACGATGTTCTTTGCAGATGGCACTGGCAACAGCGGAAAAGACTGGAATGGTCTTAACAACTTGATTGAAACTGGCAACACTGTTGGTGGAATTAACTCTGCTACAGCAGGTAACGAATACTGGCGTTCATATGAGGAAAACACCGCAGGTGCTTTGACTACAGCGCAAATGGCAACGGCTTACAATAGCGTTTCTGTTGGTAATGACCGTCCAGACCTTATTCTGACAACCCGTACTTTGTTTGAAAAGTATGAGTCGTTGCTACAAGGACAACTCCGTTACACGGACACTAAGACAGCAGATGCTGGTTTCCAAAACCTGTTGTTCAAGGCTGCTCCAGTTGTTTATGATGTTGCATGTCCTTCAACGAACATGTTCTTCATCAACAGCAAGTACCTAACACTTGTTGGTCACTCTGGCAAATGGTTCCAGCAGACACAGTTTGTGCGTCCAGAAAACTTGGATGCCCGTTACGCACTCATCATGTGCTACGGTAACTTGACTGTACGCAACCGTAAGAAGCAAGGCAAGTTGACCGCTAAGACTGCGTAATTGCACTTAGGAACAAAATGCTAATGGTGGGGGAGAAATCCCCCACCATTTCTTATATATAGGAGAAAATAATTATGGCTGCTAAGAAGCCCGCAATTCAATTAAGTGGCATTGATGACATCATAAAAATTGGTGGCAAGGCTGCAAAAGAAATCTTTAAGACTCAGCGTGGTATGGGAAAAAGTGTTGTTAAGTCGGCTAAAGCAACAAGTAATGTTGCACGCCAAGCCATTCAACATGAGAAGCGTTTCGGTTCAAAAGGTGTTTACAAAGGTTACAAAGGTGGACCACGACCATGAAAAAGCGTGGAGCAGATGACATCATCAAGGGTGGAGTCGCCCTTGTACGCAAGGCTGTAGGCAAGGGTGCCAAGAAGGCTGCTAAGGCTCCTAAGGCTGCTTCTGGTGGTGCAGGTAAGAAACCACCTATGCCGAAGAAGGCTGCTGCATCTGGCGATGCTGCACGCCGTAAAGCCGAAGAGGCTGCCCGTCAACTAGAGTTGCGTAGTCAACGACAGTTGGATACCAAAAAAGGTCAAGAACAGTTGATTAAAGAATGGGGCAAACTTAGCGGTAGACAGTTTTATGCTGATGAGGCTGCTAAAGGTGCTAAGACTGTCCGTGCTAGAATGGCTGAAGAAGCCCGTTCACGAGGTATCACCAACAGGGCTAGGGGTATGGGTGCGAGACAGAACTCGGATGAGGCTAAAGCAATCGCAGATGCTGCACGCCGTAAAGAGCGTCAGGAAGCATACAAGCAGTCTGGTGGTCGTAACTCTGAGGATGCCCGTAAGCGCCGTTTGAACGCACGAGAAAATCGTGCTAAGAATGTTCGCAAGGATGTCAAAAAAAATAAGCCTAAGTAGGTAGTTGTGGTTGCTAAGAAACCTAAGGCAAAAAAATCTGGTTTTGATATTGGGTCTTTTTTAAAGTTTATTGAATCTCAGGCTATTGGTCCGAAGGCTGAAGGTTTATTTAAAGAAGCAGCAGACATTGAAGTCCCTCCAATGGGTATGGGCAAAGATATGTTTGGTATTGCTCCGCAAACACAAGCATATGCTGCTAAAGGTGGCAAAAGTGTAGAGGCGTTGGCTAATACTGGTTTGGGTCAATGGTTTGGTGCCGATTCAGCATTTAATTTGGGTAAACCCAATCAGGGCAATATGCAGCAACTTGGTAATCTTGCTAATCTTTTGTTTTCTACTTTGCCTTTGGGTGGTGCCAAGGTTGCTAAGGTTGCTGGTAAAAAGTTGAAAAAAACTGGTCAAATGGGTGCAAAAACTGTTGGCGGACAGATACCTAATGATATTAAGAATTTGTTGAACTTGTTGATGGGCAACCAAAAAGACTAATTTGGGGAACATATCACCTATTGGTGATGAACACTAACTCTGTCACTGCTGAAGCCTATTATGGAACGCTACAAAACTCTAGTAGTTTGAGTGCGGTTGCTGGCGCAAAACTTGCTGCCGCTTCCGCACCTTATCTTGGGCGTGGAGACAAATGTTCAGGTAATGATGACACTTGTGGGGCTAATCGTATGCGTGGACAAGAACTGTGTGTCGGGCATATGAAGGGTGTTAAAAGCCAGAAGGTTGAAGTCTAATGGCTTATCAGACTATGACGGCAACGGAGTTGCGTCAAACAGTCCGTGATATTACTGACCTTGATGTTGATGATTTGCCAGATTCTTTGTTGAATCTTTATATTCGTGACGGCTATTACCGTATTTTGGACCTTGAGAAGCGTTGGAATTTTCTTGAGAAGTCATTTACTTTTAATACTGTTGCTGAACAAAAATCTTACCGAATTTCTAGTTTTACGAGCGACCCTATCAGTGAGGTTGTTTCCATTGTTGACCCTAGTGGTGTTGGTTTCAGGTTGGACATGGTGGGTTATGATGAGGCTGAGCGAACCTATATTGGTTCGTATGACACGAGTGGCGACCCATTGTTTTATGCGGTATGGGAGGGAAGTATTCATCTTTTCCCTAAACCTGAGTCTGCACGAACTTTAACTGTTCGTGCTTATCGTGAGCCTACCGATTGGATTGGTGAGGATGATGTTGTTGATGCTGCACCAAGTTTACATTTTTCGTTAGTTTATTATGCTTGTAGTCGTGTGTATCAGCGTCTTGAGGACACTTCTATGGCTGGTGAGTATAAGCGTTCTTTTGATGAGGGTGTTTCGTTGGCTCGGACAGCAATTATGAAACCTACTAGCCATGCTCATATGCGTCTTTCCGCAGGTAAGACTACTGGTCGTCCTACCTTTAATGGTTGGATGCTTAACATGGGTCGTAATTTGCAAGATAACGCTTAGGTTATTATGGCTGGCGGCTTAAACATAACGGAACTGAGCGATTTTACTGGCGGTATAAATTATCGTGCTGACCAGTTTCAGTTGTCTTCGTTTGAGTCTCCTGACATGTTGAATGTTGAAATTGACCCACGGGGTGGTGTTTTTAGTCGTGGCGCTCAACGCCGATTAAATACAACTGCTGTTCCTGTTGGTGGTACTTGGCATCCTGAAAAGTTGTATCCTTTTAAGGGTTCTACTAATTATTTGTTTTTAACAAATAATAATAAAGTTTATAAATCCACTGGAAGCAACTTTACTGTTTTGGAATCTTCTGCTGGTGTTGATGTGGTATCAACCAGTTCTCATGGTGCTTGTATGGCGCAGTGGGGAACAAAAATGTATATGGTCACTGGTGCTGGCGGTACTGGTAGTTATGTTTGGAACGATGGTGCTACTTATGCAACAGTTTTGACACCTAGTGGAACCAACCCTAATGCTTGGCAATCTACGGCAGATGGTAGCAACAAGATGCCTACCAGCGAACATGCTATTGTCCATGCCAATAAAATGTTTGTGGCAAACACCAGCGAGGCTGGTGTTTTATATCCTAATCGTTTGCGTTATTCTTTAGAAAATGTTCCTGATAACTTTGATGCAACACATTTCTTTGATATTAATGGCGGTGGACAGGGTATTACTGGTTTGGCTGTTGTTAATGGTCAACTGGTTATTTTTAAACCGTCAGCAATTTATGTGCTGTTTGGTTACACAAACAGCAACTTTCGTATTGTTGAATTAACAAACAGAATTGGATGCTTCAGTCATCATGCTCTTGCTCAAACAGAAAGTGGTGTTTATTGGTATTCCAACGGTAAGGGTTTATACTATTATAATGGTTCAACTATTCAAGATATGTTTGAACAAATCCGTCCAGCAATTGACTTGGGATATATAAATGCTTCTGCTGGTAATGCCATTACTGTTAGTTGGATTGGTCGGCGTGTGTGGCTAAGTGTTCCATATTCTACGGTATCTCCTGCGAGTGTGGCTACAACAAACTTCATTTTTGACCCGTCTGTTCGTGGCGGTGTTTTTACAAGATTCCAAACATCCGATAGTTATGGTTTGGTTTCTGGTTGCGAATGGTCAGATTCATCAAATAACGAATATCGTTTGATGTGTCACCCGACACAACCTTATGTTATGAAGGTTGACCTTTATAATAATGATTATGACAATATTTCTGGTACCGATGTTGCGTTTACCAGTTATTATAAAACACGCTGGTTTGATGGCGGGTCTTATATGCAAAAGAAAATGTTTCGCAGACCAGATTTTGTTGTCAAAGAATCAGCAACATCACAGGATATAACTGTAAATGTTTATCACGATTTTGCTGAAGGTGAAGGTAACGAAAGAAAAACTTTCAACCTAAATCAAACACCAACCACAAATACTTTGATTTGGGGTTCAGGTAACTGGGGTCAAAATTGGTCCACGGGTGCAGCCAGTTCAACTGTTGTTATTGGACGCAATCTTGGTTTGGCACGCTCCATCCAATTAGAGTTTGTTGGACCTGCGGCACAAAGATGGGGTATTAACAGTATCGGCTTGAAGTATCAAGCCCGAAGGGTTAAAGGATAATTATGGCTTGGCAAACACCCTTTCTGTCCGTGCTGGCTGGTTCTGATAAAGATGCGTTACAACTTATCTTTACCAGTTTACAAGAGGAACTACAACGCATTGAAATGTCTATCAAAAAACTTGAAGAACAAAGTAATCCAAAGAGGTAAATTATGGCTGCACCATTCCTAGGTCAATACGAATATAATATAGATACCAAGAAGGCTTCTAGTAAGAAGCGTACATTGGCTAACGAGCAATCTAAGTTGCTTGGACAGTTGCGTGGTGACCGCAATATTGCGGACATCAAACAGAAAGGTCTTGAAGGATTTCAAGGTTTTGCAGCGTCTTTTGGGCAGCGTGGTTTGGCTGGTCCTAATGTAACCAGCGGTATTCAGCAATCAGGTTTGGAGAAGTATGCGGCTGATTTGCAAAAGGATGTTGGTGGTGCGCAAATTTCTTTGGCGGAGGAGTTAAATAAGATTGCTTTGGCTGAGGGTGATAATCAGAGTGAGTTAGAAACTTATATTGCTGAACAAAATCGGTTGAAGCAAAATGAAATTTTGCAAACTGCTTTGGGTCTTAAAGATTTGGGGAGTTACTAATGGCTAGGTTTAATCCTCAAACTGGAAAAGTTGAAAACAGTAATGCTGCCGACCAAGCAATTATAATGGTTAAGTTTATGGAAAAAACTGCCGCAGAAAATGAGGCACGGCTTGCAGGTTTGAAAACTCAACAAAAATCTTTTAAAGAGCGTGTACCTGTTTATAGTGAACAGGGTTCACCTACTAGTGAAAAAATGTTGCCTAAGGGTACAGTTATTGGTGAACCTACTACAGGTCTTAATGTTTCTGGTCAAGTTTATCCTGAGGCTCCTGCTGGTTCTGTCAGGGAATTAATACCTTATAGTGACCAATTTAAGGATAAGGATAAAGGTAAGGGTGGTTCAAAGGATAATCGTACTGTGATTACCCCTATGCAAGAGTTGCAACAAACTTTGGACCGTATTTCTGGCAAGTATGAAACTCAAGCAGGTTTTGCTCAAGGTGAGCAAACTGCTGCTACTGATGAGTTGAATAAGTTGGTTGCTTCTGCTGGTGGAGATATTAATAAAGTTTTGGCAGAGTTTGCCGAAAAGCAAACTCCTAGCACGGCTTACAGTAATGTTCAATTGGCTGGTCCTGCTCTTGCTGGTGAAAGTCCGTTGCTTGCTGCTTTGCGTGGACAAGGGGCTGGTACGGCGGCAGTGGATACTGCTAATACTCAACAGGATGAGTTGGCTAGGTTGTTGAGTTCTTTTTCTCAACAGAATTTGGCTAGTGAGGCTGAGGCTGCTAAAACTGGTATGGATGCTCTTAATGCTTTGACTTCTGGTTATGGTTCTTATGTCCGTGATGTGGCGTTGCCTGAAAAACAAAAAACTGAGCAAGCGAAGATTGATAAGTCTTTGGCTGATGAGTTGGCTAGGTTTGCTCAAAGCAGGGCTTTGGCGGAAGAAGCGGCTCGTCAGGCTCGTGTAGACGCAACTCAGAAGGTTGTGGTCCCAGCAAAGAAAACCACCCCTACCCCTACCCCTAAACCTAAGCCGAAACCTAAGCCGAAACCAAAACCTGAAATCTATAAGTAGAACAGGTTTACTATTTATATATGGTGATTAAAAAGGGCATTGTTGCGAAGCCTGTCACCCCCTCCAAGGGGGCTGTTTCACCGATAGCAAAAACATTTGGTCTTACTCCTAGTGCCAAACCTACGATGGGTCCAAGTTTACCTGATGTTAAACCAGCGGTTGGTGTAGAAGGCTCAAGCGATTTAACTAACGCCAAGTATCGTGCCGTATCTAGAGTTGTTAATGACCCTAAGTTGAGAAATGATGCAGCAAAACAAAAGGAACTTGTTAACAATATTCTTGGTATTACTGAGCGTGGCAAGGATGCTCCTAGTGCGTGGGGCAATATTGTTGGTGCGTTAAAAACTGTTGGCAAACCAGTCATGGCTGGTCTTGAATGGGGTACTGAGCAGCAAGGTATTAAACAGATTATTGCTGGTTCCGCTACTATTGGTCGTGGTGTTCAGGCTACAGCAATGGATGCTAGTGCGATTATTGAAGGAAAAATACTTAAACCAGTTTTTGATGTTATTGATTATAACCAAGATTATTATGATAATGAATATGTTTTTAAGAAACCAACTTTTCAAGGTTGGTTGAATCGTGTTGACAATAAGAATTGGCAACTTTATGGTTCTGGTCCAGACCAAATTACAAGTGGTAATGCAAAACTTGATATGGCTTTGGGTCTTGCCTCAAGCATTGCGTCCGACCCGTTAACTTATGTTGGTGTTGGTGCTACAGCAAACATGGGTCGTGCAGGTCGTGTAGCGCTCTCACTGGAGTTCGGGACTAAGGAAATGATTACCAAGTATCCTGTCCTCGCTGAGGCTGGTGTTCTTGACCGTATAATCCGTTATGGTGTTGCCGCTATTCCGAAGGAAGTGCGGGCAGCAGAAAATGTTTCTATTGGTTTGCGTTTTGCTGGCAGGGTTGTTCCTAATACTGGTGCTGTTGAGACTGCTTGGATGAAAACTGGTGGAGCGTTGCGTGCAGGTATTGGAGATGTTGTTCTTGGTGGTAAGTCAAAAGTTTTGACAGAAATTGGTATGGGTTTAACACCAAAGTATCAGAAGGCTTTGGTTGCTGCACGGGCTGGAAGAAACTCTGGTGTTAATTATGACACCGTTATCAGACCGTTGGTTGAGTTCACTGCAAGTAAATATGCCAAGGGCGCAAGTGCCGTGGCACATGCTAGTTGGCAAAAAGAGTTGTCTGGATTGGCTAATCGCCAGCGGGAACTTGCTGGTGTCGGATTTAGAAACCGTGTAAAGGGTGTTGTCGGTGTTGTTACAGACCCTGAGGCTAAGAATCTTTATAAATATATTGAGATGTCTGCATCCGATATTGCTTCTAGCAACATTTCTGATGAATTGAAACAGTTGGCTTTGGATGTTAAGGCTTGGCAGGATGGTATTCGTACCAATGTTAATCAGGGTGCTAAAAAGTTTGCTGCCGATTTCGGCACAAACAACCGTGAGATTGGTTTTATTGATGACTATATTCATCACTCTTTAAGCCGTAATGCAAAAGAATGGATGATGAGCGAAAAAGGTCAGTCTCTTTCAAACAAGTTATATCGCACAGGAGATATAAACACTAAGGATTTAACTGACCCTAATAGTCCAATTATGTTCCGTAAGTTGCGTGCGCCATATGTTGATGCTGATACAGGTCAAACTGTTTCCAGCGAGTTCTTTGGTAAACAAATTGTGACGGGGACAATTGACGAAATCAACACTATCTTTAGAGATTATTTGCGCAAAGAAGGTGTCCCTGAAAACGAAATATTTGATTGGTTTGAAACAGATTTTGTGAAGGTGGCTGACTCGTATGCTGCATCTATGTCACGGGCTAAGGGTCGTGAGGCGTTTGCTAGACGGGCTATGGATTTTGGTTCAGACATTATAAAACCGATGTTAAAAACAAGTATTCCTGATGAGCAACTTGTTTCTAGGTTGACGAACATTCATGCAAGTTTAAAGTTGACTCAAACAACTTTGCGTGGCAAACTTTCAACCAATGTTTCTATGGCTAAAGGTTATGCTGAACTACAAATTAAAACTGCTAAAGATTTTTTGACTGGTCAACGCAAGGCACATGTTTTGACTACCAGTCAGATTGCTAAAACTAAGAGGCGGTTGGATGAAACTGTTCTTCGTTTGGCTGAAGCATCTTCTTATGCTTCAACTAGGGATGCGGCTTTGCGTGGCGAGTTTGCTATGGCGCATCAAGCGATGGTTGATGAAGTAGCCACACTTAGAAGCGCTTTAGATAATCCAGATAGGTATGCCGCAACTCAGGAGTTGCGTGAAATGTATATAAGCATGTACCCGAATCATAATCCTGTGTTGCTGGACAGCAAGTCGCCTGAATGGTTTGCTGAAAAGATTCTTAATGCACGAGGACAAGCACAGGCACGAGAAATTCGTGTTATTAATAACCGTATGAAAGAACTACGAACGGCTATTGATGAACTTCCTGATGGTGCTGAATCTGATGCTATTCGTCAAACTTTGGAATCAGAGTATTATGATTTGACCGATGTTGAAAACGCTTACACAATTGTTGGTGATGTTCGTTCACGAGCCACATATAGCGTTGGTTTCATTTATGGAACCACAGAAGACATAGTTCCAATCCCAG